GGAAACCAGTTCCTATTATATCAAAATTTGTAGATATTGTTGTTAATGGTATGGCGGATAGGTCATATGATATTAAAGCATATTCTCAAGATCCTGCCGCAATAAAAGAAAGAACTGATTACGTAGAAAATATAGTTTCTGATATGCAGGCTAAAGGTTTTAATGATCAAGTAGCCCAACAGTTTGGTATTGATATGTATAAAACAGATCAGGCTAAACTTCCCGAAACTAGCGAAGAATTAGAACTTCATATGCAGCTTGATTATAAACAATCTATTGAAATAGCAGAAGAAGAAGCTATTAATAGTGTTTTTGATAAAAATAAATATGAATATTTAGTAAAAAGAGTAAATAATGATTTAGTAGTAATAGGTATTGGTGCTGTAAAAAATTCATTTAATAAATCTGAAGGAATTAAAATTGAATATGTTGATCCTGCTAATTTAGTTTATTCACATACAGATTCCCCATATTTTGATGATATTTATTATATAGGTGAAGTAAAAGATATATATATAAATGAACTTAAAAAAGAATTCCCAGAATTATCTGATGAAGAATTAGATCAATATAGAAAAGCAGGTAGCTTACATAGAAATACTTCTGCTATATCTAAAAAACAAGATGATAATAATTCTGTAACTGTTTTATATTTTGAATATAAAACATATATGAGTGAAGTTTATAAAATAAAAAATACTGCAACAGGAGGTAAAAAAGCTCTTAAAAAAGATGATAAATTTAATCCTCCAAAAAATGAAGATTACGAAAAAGTAGAAAGAGTTATTGAAGTAGTATATGAAGGGGTTAAAATAGTTGGTAGTGGATCAGAAAAAGTATTAAAATGGGAGCTTAAGAAAAATATGGTTCGTCCAAAAGCAGATACTACAAAAGCTGTAATGAGTTATAATATATGTGCTCCTAGAATATATGAAGGTAGAATAGAATCATTAGTAAGTAGAATTACAGGATTTGCTGATATGATCCAATTAACTCATTTAAAATTACAACAAGTAATGTCTAAAATGGTTCCAGATGGTGTTTATTTAGATGCTGATGCTCTTGCTGAAATTGATTTAGGTAATGGAACTAATTATAATCCGTCTGAAGCATTAAACATGTTTTTTCAAACAGGTTCTATTATTGGTAGATCAATGACCCAGGATGGCGATATGAATAGAGGTAGTATGCCTATTCAAGAACTAAATACTAGTGGTAAAGGCGGTAAAATACAAAGTTTAATACAAACGTATAATTACTATTTACAAATGATGCGCGATGTAACTGGACTTAATGAGGCTAGAGACGGTAGTATGCCTGATAAAGATGCATTAGTTGGTATACAAAAAATAGCTGCTGCAAATTCTAATACAGCTACAAGACATTTATTACAGTCAAGTTTGTATTTAACTTTATTAACAGCGGAATGTATATCAATAAGAATATCAGATGTTATAGAATATTCTCCAACTAAAAAATCATTTATTAAAACATTAGGTAAATTTAATGTAGCTACTTTAGAAGAAATGGCTAGCTTATATTTGCATGATTTTGGTATATTTTTAGAATTAGCGCCTGATGAAGAAGAAAAAGCAATGCTTGAAAATAATATTCAAATGGCTCTTCAACAACAAAGTATACATTTAGAAGATGCTATTGATGTTAGGGAAGTTAGAAATATTAAACTAGCTAACCAATTATTAAAAATACGTAGAAAGAAAAAACAAATTTTAGATCAACAAATAGCTGAAAGAAATATTCAAACTCAAGCACAGGCAAATGCTGAATCTGCAGAAAGAGCTGCTGCTGCTGAAATGCAGAAATCTCAAGCATTAGCACAAACAGAATCACAAATTATACAGGTTAAATCTCAGTTTGAAATGCAAAAAATGGAAAGAGAAGCTCAGCTTAAAAAAGAATTAATGGAGTTAGAATTCCAAATGAATATGCAGTTGAAACAAGCTGAGGTTGATGGTGTAAAGCAAAGAGAAAAAGATAAAGAAGACCGTAAAGACGAGAGAACAAAAATTCAAGCATCTCAACAGAGCGAAATGATTGAACAAAGAAAACAAGGTACCGCCCCAAAGAATTTCGAATCAGCCGGATTTGATAATTTAGGGGGATTTGGTTTAGAGCAATTTGAACCAAGGTAAATTTTATTAATTATATAATATTATATTATGGCAAAAACTGAAAAACAAGAAGATGTTATTCAAGAGGTAAAAACAGAAGAAACAACTGTGCAAGCACCTGTTGAACAACAAGAACCTGCTAAAGAAAAAATTTCTTATAAAGCAGTTAAAGATGATGGGACTATTAAAGTAGATCTATCAAAATTAAAACAATTTCAAGAGCAAGAAGAGTCAGCCCAAGAAGAAAAAACAGAAGAAGTACCTGTAGCTAGCGAACCTGAAGTTAATAAAGAGGCGACCAAAGAAACTAAAGAAGAAACTGTTCTTGAAGAAGTAACACAAGAAGAAATTGCTGAAGCTGAAAAAGCTGAAGTAGAAACTATTGTTGAAGAAAAACCAGTTGAAGAAAAACAACCTGAGGTTGTAGTTCCAGAAAACTTACAAGACTTAGTTAAGTTTATGGAAGAAACTGGTGGGAGTTTAGAAGATTACACAAGACTAAACGCTGATTATTCAACAGTAGATGATAATGCTCTTTTAAGAGAGTATTATAAAACGACTAAACCTCATTTAGATATGGAAGAAATTAACTTTTTAATTGAAGATAATTTCCAAGTCGATGAGGACATTGATGAGCCAAGAAACATTAAAAAGAAAAAATTGGCTTTCAAAGAAGAAATTGTAAAAGCTCGAAAGCATCTTACTGGCCTAAAGGATCAGTATTATAAGGAAGTCAAGTTGGGTTCTAAGTTGACCAGCGAGCAGAAAGAAGCGGTGGACTTTTACAATACATACAACCAAGAACAAGCTACTAATAGTGAAATTCAAAAAAGACAGTTTGATCATTTTCAAAAATCTACTGATAACATTTTTAACACTAATTTCAAAGGTTTTGATTTTAATGTTGGGGAAAAAACCTACAGATATAATATTAATGATGTTCAAGATGTGAAAACTTACCAAAGCGACATAACTAATTTCGTAAGAGAGTTTCTTGACGAAAAAGATATGATGAAAGATGCTAAAGGATATCACAAAGCTTTATATGCTGGTAAAAACATAGATAAAATTGTTAAACATTTTTATGAACAAGGCAAAGCAGATGCTATTAAAGAGACAACTATGAGTGCTAAAAACATTGATATGTCTCCAAGAACAACTGCTAAACCTGTTGTTGATGCTAGTGGTAGAAAGTTTAGAGTATTAAGTGGCGATGATAGTTCTGGGTTGAAATTTAAAATTAGAAAATAAATTAACAACTTAAAAACAATTAAAAAATGGGATTTAATACATCTTTGGGGTTACAGGGTTCATACGACCTAACAACTCCATCCCCAGTAGTAAGTAATAACAATTATATTGATTTTACTGCAACTGCAACAGCAGGCTGGGCGCAACAATACTTACCAGAAGTTTACGAACAAGAGGTCGAAAGATACGGAAATCGTAGATTAGGTGGATTCCTTAAAATGGTAGGGGCTGAAATGCCTATGGAATCTGACCAAGTAGTATGGTCTGAACAAAACAGACTTCATATTGCTGTAAAAAGCTCAGGCGCAGCCGGTAGTTCTGGCAGCGTTGAGGTAGAGTCTGCATCAGGTGGTACTATATCACTTGGCAGCGATAATGTAAATTCGTTTAGAGTAGGGAACACTGTTATCATTACTGATGCAGCAACTGGACTTAAAACGATTAAATGTTATGTTACTGCTACATCTGCAGCGGCTACTACAGCTGGTTCTGATAATATTACTGTATTACCTTATACTCAGTCTACTTTGGCTGGAGCTGATGGTTCTGCTGTAGTATTTGCTAATAATGACCAATTAAATATATTTATTTATGGTTCTGAATTTGCAAAAGGTTCTGGTTCTATGGGAGACGGGACTAATTCAGGCGATGGTCTTAAAGCTGTATTCCAACAGTATTCTAATAAACCGATTATTATCAAAGATCACTTTAAAATCTCTGGTTCTGATACTGCTCAAATTGGGTGGGTTGAAACTACAGGTGAAGATGGTTCGGTTGGTTATTCTTGGTATTTAAAATCTGCTGGTGAAACTAGAATGAGGTTTGAAGATTATCTTGAAACTGCTATGGTTGAAGCCGTAGAAGTTACTTATACTGCTTCTACTGTTGATGATACTATTGGAGGTGCTGATGATGATTTAGCTGGTTCTGAAGGATTATTCGACGCTATTGAGACAAGAGGTAATGTTTTTGAAGATCTAGCTACTTTAGCTGACTTTGATTTATTACTTAAAAATCTTGATAAACAAGGTGCAATTGAAGAAAACATGCTTTACGTAAATAGAAGTTTAGCTCTTACAATCGATGATATGGTTGCAGGATTAAACTCTAATTATCAAGGTGGTGCTTCTTTTGGAGTATTTAATAATGAAGCTGATATGGCGCTTAACTTAGGTTTCTCTGGATTTAGAAGAGGTTCTTATGACTTTTATAAGTCTGATTGGAAATACCTAAATGATGCTGCTGGTAGAGGTGGTTTTGGAGACGTTTCAGGAGTTTTAATTCCTGCTGGTGTTTCATCTGTATATGATGAAAATCTAGGTAAAAACGTAAAGAGACCTTTCTTACATGTAAGATACAGAAAATCTGCAACTGATGACAGAAGATTAAAATCTTGGGTTACTGGTTCTGTAGGTTCTGCTTCTTATAGTGGTACTGACGTAATGGAAGTGCATTATTTATCTGAGAGATGTTTAATAACACAAGGTGCTAATAACTTTGTGATGTTAAAAGAATCTTAGTAGATTACTTTATATTATAGAGCGGTGTAAAAACCGCTTTATATTAAACCGAAAACTTAAAACTTAAAACTTAAAACTTAAAACAAAAAAAATGGATAAATTTTTATATTTTGCACAAGCTGATGGCGCAAACGCTACAGCTGAAGCTGCTTTATACCCTTTAAGTGCTTTTCTTGGATTTGATCCACTAAGCGCTACAACTTTACAAATGAACTTTGCATCATCTGACCCAAAATTAGGTGGTACTACAGCTGTTTATTATGACGAAGTTGTAATGACAATAACTAGTAATACTCATAAAAAAGTAATGAATGATATTGTTAGGGCTATAAACGCACCTGGTATTGGTAACAAAGATGGATTTATTGTTATTTGTGATCACGATAATTCAGTGTTCGCTTCTAGCGATATTGATAGTTCAACTGCATGTGTTATTACAATTGGGGTAGCTACTTAATAACTGCTTATATTAAACCAAGGGCGTCATAAAGGCGCCTTTAGGTTTATTTTTTAAACTATTTAATTATATTATATTATGGAAGAAACGAAAGTTCAAAAGCCTAAAAAGGCTAAAAAAACAGTTGAAAAAGCTGTTGAAACAAATACCCCTAAATGGGAGATGAAAGATAGACAGTATTACTTAAGAGGCTTAGGTTCTCCTTTGACTTATGTATTACAGTCTAAATCAACA